GTCTCCCTTCGTCAAAGTATTTCCTAATGAATCTCTGTAAACCACTGAGATGCTCGGGATTCACTTCAACTTGACGATCTCCTTGCCAGTACACATTAGGGTCTATGGCATTAGTACCCTGATAGTTTCTGGCATGTGGATTAATGAACCCATGCGCCACAGTCCAGGCATTTGCGTACGTACTTGAATAAGCCAAGAGCATGAGTTGAACCTCCCTCCTACGCTTATCAGGATCTTTCGAGTAAAGTCTAAACTTTTCGGGATAGACCATCCTCTTAAGAATTTCATCAACGCTCAGCCTAGGGATGCCATTAACCCAGTCACGACCCAGAAAGTGAATCTGATCTTTATAATGGGTGATCTCGGATTTCTCGCTACCATGCAACTTCACACCCAGAGTGATAGAAGCATACTTAGAAATAGCGTCCAAGTCCACTTTACGATTAGACCACATGAGAAGGTCATCGCCCAAAACAAATATATCATGTTTTGAGACATGCATCTTAAATCTTGATGCAATGGTTCCAGCGATAATCACATTAGCTATTGAATCAATGAGCTGAGTGAAATAAGATCCACTCGGAACGCCATGATTCTTACCAATGTAGAGATTACCATCTGGCATGACTATCGTAGTCTTAATGAAATACCTTCTAATCAATGAGAAAATCTCACCAACAGTTTTACCCGAAATAGGTTCAACTTCAGATAGATCAAACCACGTCTCAAGAATCCTAAAGGACTGCCATATTAACTCACGACATAAAGTAGCATCAAATTGTGACATATCCAATGAATATGCCCACTCTTTGTGATAACTGGAGACACGTAACTTCGTGCCTAACACCCCTGTAGGCATTGCAAACGCCATTGGAGTTGTTCTACTCTTAAACATGTCTAAGAGGGGTTTAGCCAATAAGCCCTCAACTGCAGTCATTGAGTAAGGATATCCCCAAACTAATCTAGTCTTATCGTTAAACTGGGTACGTTTAAAAGCTAGACATGGCTCAGGTGCTTTAACTCCCTCAAGAGTTTGAAGTGCTCTCTCTCTGGCACGGACCATTGATTGGGCCTTAGTACTACCATAGTTAGTTAACCCTGGCGAACCACCTGGATTGCTAGTTAAAGCAATAACCGTCTCTGGCGTAAATGGCATTGGATGAAGACAATCACGCGTTCCGCGACCAAAACAAGAGTATGCGAGAGCAATTCCGTTCCTGACATCGTCAGTCAACTTCAATTCGAAATTCTTACTAGGTGCATACTCTGCAAGCGCATCATAGAGCTTCTCAGCCTTATAAATTGAGCGAGGAGATTCACTCGGCTGTGAGAGCCCTTGAGCTAGAAGCGCTTGAATAACATTATCATCCACAAGAACATGCTCGTTATCCTGAGACATATTCCTACAGTACTGCTCTAAGCTCTTCCTGCGATATGGACGAATTGTAAACTGCTCTAAGCCCTTTCTCTTCACAAAGCTATCTCTCCTTTCCTAGTGTGCCGTCCGAGCACTGACACAGTAACTCGAATCCCTTTGGCTTGGGTATGCGGCCAGCACCTTAGATTTACGATCTTCAGGCTTGTATCGGGTTGTGGTAAC